AACGCCTCAACACGCTTGATACAGAAAGGCTCAGGAAATAAAGATGCGGATATATTCTGGTACAGCGGCGGTGATGACGGTGAAGTGACACTGACGCAACAAGGCAACGGAGCGCACACCTCGTTGATGCGGTTTTATACTAGTGACTATGATGTCACCGTGGTACAGAAAGGCGCAACTAATAAGTCGTACAGTGCGACCTTTAATTGTACAAGCAACTGCAACAAGACGATTTCAATCACACAACAGGACTAACGTTTCACGTGAAACATGCGCTTGTCATTCTTGCGGCCTTAATTGTTCTACGAGTCGCTGACCCGTGGCCCATAGAAACCTTGCGACTAAAGTTCTTTGACAGCTTGTTTGCACTCGACGATCCGGTTCCTAGTGAAACTATTGCAATCTATAACATCGATGAGGATGCGCTTGCTGACAAAGGTCAATGGCCGTGGCCTCGATCTTATTTGGCTGATTTAAATAACGAGTTGCTCAATAAAGGCGCTGCAGCGGTGGTGTATACCGTATTGTTTCCAGAGGAAGATCGCTTTGGTGAAGATGCGGCATTTGCACAAAGCATGGTAAACATACCGACGTTCTTATCTGCGGTAGCGACAACAGATACAGACCGAAAGGACGGTTGGCATATTGGTGTCAGTACTATTGGCCCGGTTTTAGAAAACGCCCCGGAGTATTCTGGCATTTTACCGAATGTGCCATTACTGCAAGCGGCAGCGGTGGGAACCGGTATAGTCAATTCGGCTTTAGAGATAGATGGTCTGGTCCGTCGAGTTCCTATGCTCGTGCGCGTGGGTGACTCGTTGTATCCAGCGTTAGGTTTGGATGTTCTACGTGGCTTGGCGGGTGACCCCAGTTACCAAGTAAAAGCGGGTGATGCAGGTATTCAAGCGGTGCGTGTGCCGCAGTTTTCTACTATCAATACAGACCGTTTAGGTCGTGTCTGGCTGAAGTGGAATACCACGTTTAGCGATAACGTCGAATCCAAAATTGTATTGGTGGGAGTGACAGCTGCGGGAGTCAGCCCGATGGTATCCACGCCTATTGGATTGATGCATCCGCATCGTATCCAGGCGGCTTTATTCGAAACATTGATGCAGGGTACATCACCTACACGCCCCGACTGGTCATTGGCTGCTGAAATAGCACTCATTTTAGTTGTTGGTGTAGTGGTTGCGGCCTTAACAAAATACATCGCGGTCATGTGGGTGAGTGCCGTGGTACTGATCAGCGGTGCAGTAACGGCTTCGGCATCCGTGTATGCGTACACCCGGTATGGATTGCTTTTAGATGCGGCCTTTCCACTTTTAACCCTTTTCAGTGTGGGTGCGACGGGTATTGCCCAGAGAATGATTACGGAATATCGGCTGAAGTTGCAGATTCGAGGCCAGTTTGGAACGTATGTATCTCCTGACCTGGTGAAGCAACTAGAGAACGATCCGTCGCTATTGAAGCTGGGTGGCGAAACAAAGACGATGACGTTTCTTTTCTCGGACATAGTGGGCTTCACTCCTATCTCAGAGAAATTGCAAGATGATCCACAGAAGCTGGTGGACTTGGTGAATCGATTGCTGACACAGCTCACTGATTGTGTGCTTCGGCATGGAGGTACGGTCGATAAGTTTATGGGTGACTGCATCATGGCATTCTGGGGTGCGCCTCTGGATTGTGAGGATCATGCGGAACGCGCCATGCTGACAGCCAAAGATATGTTGGCATTGATCGATGACCTTAACGCAGAGCTCGATGCGGAAGGGTTGCCCAATCTCAATGTAGGCGTAGGCATTAACAGTGGACCATGTGTGGTGGGAAATATGGGAAGCCAGAGTCGATTCGATTACTCGGTGCTGGGGGATGCCGTCAACGTGGCAAGTCGCCTCGAGGGTCAAACTCGAAACTACGATGCATGGATTCTCATGGGCGAAAATACGGTAACATATAAGCCTGAATGGGCTACCTATGTGGATGCGATTCAAGTGAAAGGGAAGAGTGAACCTTTGAAAGTCTTTACGTTAAAAGAGCATGTGGCAGATTAGCGCGGCGCTTGGCGTAGCTCTAGTCGTTGCGGGTGGTGCATTTAAAATGTACTACGATAAATCCGAGGCTGAAAAAGAAGCGATGGCTACCCAGTTGCAACAAGCGATGGATAATCAGCAACGCTTAGAGAATGCGATAGCGGATCAAAATGAGCAGATCGAGAAGGCGCTTGCAGAACAGAAAGAATCGCAGGAACGCATTCAAAGTTTAACGGTGGCAAACAATGAAGCCAACGAGAAAGTAGAAGAGTTACGCAACAAGTTTGCACGGCACGATCTGGATATGTTGTCGATACGCAAGCCAGGTCTAGTAGAGAAACTGGTGAATCGAGGCACAGCCAAGGTGTTTGCTGATTTAGAAAAGCTGACTGACCCCAATCAATTTGATGAAGATACTAGTACCGATACTGTTAATCCTAGTTAGCGGCTGTTCTCTTTTGGGGCCGTCGCGGTTTACTCCACCGGAAGTGCGGCCGGTTGAGGTGATAACTATTGAGAAACCAGCCCCGATGTATCACCCTCCGTTACCAATGGCAGTCAAGTCAGTTCCCGTGGAGTGGAAGATCCTGACACCAGATACCATGGAAGAGTATTTGAATGATTTAAAAGCAGGCGAAGCACCTGTAAATGCTTGGTATTCTTTGACAACCAAAGGATACGAAAACCTTAGTAACAATGTGGCACAGGTTCAAAGATATATTCAGCAGGTTCTTTCTATTGTTGAATACTATAGAGAAACCGATAAGGCGAAAGAGGAAGACAATGAGCAGACTGACTGAGATGCTAAGAAGACATGAAGGTGTAGAAAGTCATGCGTACATGTGTTCGCAGAATTTCTGGACGATTGGCGTTGGGCGCAACGTGGACCCCGGTGATAATGGAGCGGCCAAAGGTCTTGGCTTGTCAGATGATGAGATTGACTACTTACTTAGTAATGATATTAAGCGAGTGGAAAAAGAATTGAGTGATGAGTATGAATGGTTCTCTGGTTTAGATGATGTGCGTCGAGACTGCATGGTGGACATTAGCTTTAATCTGGGCCAAACCCGTTTGAGAGGATTTAAAAAAGCTTTGAGTGCTATGGCAGAAAGTGATTGGGAAGAGGCTAGTGAGCAATTTTTAGATAGCCGTTGGGCAGATCAGGTGGGGAATAGATCGACTGAATTGGCTGAGATGATTAGAACAGGGGAATATAGATAATGCCTCTTCAAAAGTTTTTGTTTAATCCTGGCATCAATAAAGAGGGAACCGATTATACCGCCGAGGGTGGTTGGTATGACGGTAACCTGGTCAGGTTTCGCAAAGGCTTTGCTGAAAAAATAGGCGGGTGGAAGAAAGTAATTCAAACGTCTTACAACGGAACGGGTCGAAAGTTATTGGGATGGGTTGATTTAGAAGGGACAAAGCTTTTAGGTCTAGGTACGCGCACCAAACTTTATATACAGGAAGGCGCAAGCTTTAATGACATCACGCCCCTTCGCAGTACTACTGGCGCGGGTGATGTCACGTTTGCAGCAACCAATGGTTCTTCCACATTAACTATAACCGATGCTAGTCATGGCGCTTCAAAGGGAGACTTTGTCACATTCAGCAGTGCGGCTTCTTTAGGTGGAACCATTACAGCCACGGTTCTAAATCAAGAATATGAGATAGCGGCTATTTCATCCTCTAATGCTTATACGATTACAGCTAAAGACACGAGCGGTGATACGGTTACAGCGAACAGTAGTGATAGTGGAAATGGAGGCAGCTCTACTGTAGGCGCGTATCAAATTAATGTGGGCCTTGATGTATTTGTTGATGGTACAGGATGGGGCGCAGGTACTTGGGGTGGAGGAACGTGGGGTTCTACCAGTTCGTTAAGTGATTTAAATCAGTTGCGCCTTTGGTCATTAGATAGCTTTGGAGAAGATTTGATTGCTTGCCCAAGAGCAGGAGGAATTTATTACTGGGATGTTAGTGCAAAAACTCTGGGAACTGATAGGGCGGTTCCATTAACCGAATTAACTGGCGCTAACCTTGCGCCCACAAAAGGATTACAGGTTCTTGTTTCGGATGTAGATCGCCACGTTGTGGTTCTGGGAGCAGATCCTATTAGTGATGGCTCTCGCTCTGGTTCTATTGATCCCCTCTTAATTGCTTTTTCAGATCAAGAGAACGCGGCTGAATGGGAACCTAAGTCTACAAATACCGCTGGTTCACTACGATGTTCAGCAGGTTCTGAAATTATTGGCGGCTTACGCGCCCGACAAGAAACTTTGATATGGACTGATGTGGCGCTTTACAGCATGCAGTTTATTGGAACGCCATTAACTTTTGGTCTTAATCTTATCAACGAAGGCGTTAGTTTGATTGGTCCTAACGCTGCAATTAATACACCATCTGGTGTGTTCTGGATGGATAAGAAGGGATTTTATAATTACACAGGCGCAGTCAGTCCTGTGACATGTAGTGTTCATTCCTATGTGTTTGACGATTTGGAAGAAGGTCAGGCGTACCAAGCTTTTGCTTTTTTAAATAAACAATTTAATGAGGTTGGTTGGTTCTATTGCTCTACTGATTCTACAACCATTGATAAATATGTGGTGTATAACTATGTAGAACAGACTTGGAATATCGGGGCGCTTTCACGTACCGCTTGGTTGGATGAAGGGATCGTGGCATTTCCCAGAGCTGCAGGTAAGTCGAGTACCACTCCTTATTTGTATCAACACGAAACGGGCAATGATGCAGATGGAAGCCCGATGGATGATGTTTATATTGAGTCGGCTGACTTTGATATTGGAGAGGGAGAAGACTTCCAGTTTATTAAACGTATGATTCCTGATGTTAAATTCACAGGAAATGGTGGTAGTGATCAGCAAATTAATGTGGTGTTAAAGCAGAGAAATTACCCGGCGAGCTCTTTAAGTACAGATCAAACGAGTAGCTTTACTGCTTCTACTACTAAGATAGATATGAGGGCTAGAGCTAGACAGGCGGCATTAAGATTTGAATCTGATGATGATGCGTCTGTCGATATAAGAGAAGGAGTGGGATTTAGAATTGGTGGAACGAGACTCGATATTAAACCGAATGGAAGAAGATGAGTAAGCTTTTACAAAGCAGGCTTCCCTTTGAAAGGAACAATGTTGTTGAGGCGGGTACGTTTAATAGAACGGTTAGATTGCTCGAGCTTAGTCTTGATTCATTTGACCCTGATGAAACTCCTCAGTTTACTGCATCAGAGATAGATGAGATTAAATTCCAAGCAGGGAATCTGATATGGAATACTACTACTGAAAATTTGCAGGCATGGACGGGAACTGAATGGGTTAATGTAACAACTCCATCCTCTTCAGGGCTTAGTGCGACCGCTTCTGTCGGGGAAGTTCAGGTCATTGCAAATGGTTCAATTGTGGTTGCTCTATGATATATACTAAAAATTGGGAAAAAAATGGCTGATTCAATGAAAAGACCTCCCATGCAAAAACAGGCAGAGCGTTTAGCCGCGCAAGGTCGTTACGGCGATTCGATGCTTGTGCATATGAGCCCGGCCGAAGTTCAAGGGATTGCGTCTTTAGTTCCTGGTGGTCAATTACCTACTAACCCCCAGACCGGCCAACCAGAAGCGTTTGATTTTTTGAAAGCTGTAGGTGCGCTTTGGGGGGCTATAAAAGGAAGAAAAGACGCAAAGAAAGCTTCAAAGAGAGCGCAAAAACAAACGGCTGCAATTCAAGCTAGACAACAACCATTTGATGTTTTTACTGCACAGGCGCTGAATACAGCTATGGCTTCTGACGCACTTCGCCCCGGACAAACCCTCGCAGATCTAGGCGGTAAAGCTAGTTTCTTACCAGCTGGTACGTCAGCTGGAATGAATATGGGTTATCAAGGTATGCCAGGGGTAATGTATGCAAATCGCCAGTCTATTGGGCCATTTTCAAGACAGGAAACTCCACCACAAGCAGCACCACAACCCATCATGGAATCCCCGGCTGTGGCTGATAGTGGTTCAAGTGTTGATCAGTTAGAACTCATTAATGTAAGAAGAAGAGCGCAAGGTCTTCCTGAATTTGAAAGCATAGAAGATTATTTTGACTTCGTTTCAACTACTGATGATGACGATTTTTATGGAGGATTCCCAATCATGGCAGCTGATGGAGGTATTGCGTCATTACCTCATTTTGCTGGTGGAAATATGGTTGAGAATTTTCCCAGAGTGGGTGGCCAAATCTCTGGGCCAGGAACAGAACGGTCAGATGATATTCCAGCCATGTTGAGTGATGGTGAGTTTGTTGTTAATGCAAAAGGACTTCGAGGTCTAGGAAAAATAAATGGTGCTAATGGAAGTAAAGCTGATCAACGCAGAGAAGGTGCTCGAACTATGTACGCGCTACAACGAGCTGGTGAACAAGCATTAAGGAGGGCTTAAAGTGCCTACTACTACTACTGAATTAGTTCAGGAAAGTGCTCCCTTTCTTGCTCCTGAATGGCAAAGACAATATCAAGATCCAGCGGTTGAACTTACAAGTCGCCGTATGCTCGAGTCTTACTTTGGCCCTGAAGGATTAATCAGTCAGCAAATACCTGTTCCTATTCAACAGATTGCAGGTCTTTCTCCTCAAGAAATTCAAGCTAGAAATCTAGCTCAAGGTCTTGGTGGGTTTGGTCAACAACTCGCAGAAGCTCAAAATATGTATCGCCAAGGGGCAAGAGGATTTGACCCCTCTACTGCTGGGGTGTTTGGCGATCCTAGAGCGAGACAATTATATGAGCAAAGTTTAGGTGTTTATGACCCAAGAACTGGGCAAGAGTTTGTTGACTCAAGTGCTAGGGAGATGATGGAAAGTGCGGCTGGAGATGTACGAGGCGCACAAGAAGGTATTAGTGAAGAAGTGTTTGATGCCCAACGAGGTATGAGAAGGGCTGGTCAAGGCGCAAGAAGAGAAGCGAAAAGAGGTCAAAGAGGAATTCTTGATGCGGCTGGAGGTATATCAGGCCAAGTGGGTGGAGCGCAAACTGGCGCTGGAGAGGC